AGAGGTAGCGTTCTTCCCGGATGCTACTACAACAATGCTAGGACTTTTACAATGTGTTCCAGATACTTTAAATAGTTGCGTAATATTAGAATCTACTGCTAATGGAGTAGGTGGCTATTTTTACGATATGTGGCAAAAGGCTTGTAGAGGGGAAAATGACTTTATACCACTTTTCTATCCGTGGTTTACGGACAAATCATATACAACTAATTTCAAATCAGAAAATGAGAAAGAATATTTTTTAAGCACATTAAACGAATATGAACGTACTTTGATGGAAAACAACAACCTTACACCAGAGCAAATGAATTGGCGTAGGCGTACAATAGCGAATAAGTGTCAAGGTGATGTTGAGTTATTTATGCAGGAATACCCATCTACTCCGGAGGAAGCGTTCATAGCAAGTGGACGTCCAGTATTTAATGTAGCTTCTGTAAGAAAATACCTATCTCACGCAGAAGATGGAGTTAGAGGTTATATAAAAGAAGAAGGTACAAAGACTAAATTCTTAAAAGATGAAAAAGGTTATGTTGAAATATTTAAAGAGCCTATGCAAAATGAGTTTTATGTAATAGGAGCAGACGTTGCAGAAGGTAAAATAGATGGCGACTACTCTGTTGCTCACGTTTTAGATAGTAAGTGTGATGTGGTTGCGAAGTGGTATGGACACATTGACCCAGATTTATTTGGGTATGAGCTTGTAAAGTTATCACGTTATTATAATGACGCATATTTAGGTGTAGAAGCGAATAACCACGGTTTAACAACGCTTAAATCGGTACAAAGGTATGATTATTGGAATTTATATTTTGCAAAGATTTACGATAGATTTACAGATAGTATAACTCAAAAACTTGGTTGGCAAACAACAAGTAAAACAAAACCTATGATGATAGATAAACTTGCAGAGTTTGTAAGAGATTTTCACATAGGTATTAAATCAAAAGTAACTATACAAGAATTATTAACATATATCATAGAAGAAAACGGAAGTACAAATGCTCAAACTGGATGTCACGACGACTGTGTAATGAGTTTAGCAATAGCTCTACAAGTGTGGCTTGAAGGTAAAGGAGATGTATATGAGCCGGAAAACTCTGATATGAATGAGAAGAAAAGAAATATTATAGACCCACTATTTGAGGGTGAAAATGACGAGGTGGCAGAATAATGGATTTTGGAAAAGCAATAGAGTTATTAAAACAAGGTAAAAGAGCTAAACGTAAAGGTTGGAATGGTAATGGTATTTTTATAGAATTACAAATACCAGATAATAACAGTAAAATGACGCACCCTTATATTTTTATAGATACAACTGGTTTACAAACAAATAATCCAAACGCTCCAAAAAACAGAGTTCCGTGGTTAGCTTCTCAAACTGATATTTTAGCTAATGACTGGGAGGTAATTTAACAATGAACGTAAACAACGTTAAAAAATATGAACCCTCTGACAAGGAAAAGAAACTTGTTGAGTGGGTAAACTCAAAATTTAAACAAGCATATGTAGCAAAAGCACCTTTAATGCAAAAGTGGCAAACCTATATGGAAGCCTATAACGGTACAATGTTTAATAAAGAAAGTAAACCAGATTACAAGTCTGACGAGATAAGTAATATAGTATTTTCTACGGTTGAAGCTATAAGACCGGTTATGACAGATAATGACCCTAAGTTTATAGCTATGCCAAGAACACCACAAGGAGCAGAATTTTCACATGATGTGCAAATGGCACTTGATTTTGAATGGGAAAGAGAAAGAATGTCGACTAAACTTCCTGCCCAACTTATTCCTATGCTTGTGTATGGTACTGCTATATGGTTTTGTCAATGGGATGGTCAAGAAGGTGAGTATGGAGAGATAAAGTTAAAAGCTGTCGATCCGTTTAATGTATTCCCAGACCCACTTGCAGAAGATGTTGATACTTGCGAGTATTTAGTTTATGCTACATACAAAAATGCAAATCAATTAAAACAAATATTTAAAGATAAAGCTAGTGCGATAGAAGGAAGTCGTATTACTATGTCTGAACTTGTAGCTAATAGAGATGAAAGTGATGCTAAAGAAGAAAATCAAGTATTAGTGCTTGAAATGTGGTGTCGTGATTGGACTACAATGGATGAGCTTGAAGATGGTACTAAAGCGTTAAGATACCCAAAAGGTAGAGTTATAACGTGCTTACCAGACTTAGGTATAGTTTTATCTGATAAACAAAACCCTTATAAAGATGGTAAGTTCCCATTTGTATTAATGAAGAACTATGATGTGCCATTTAAGTTTTGGGGTAATGGAGAAGTAGAACAAATCTTATCTCCACAAAAATATATAAACGATTTAACAAATCAAATAATAGACAATGCTAAGTCTACTGCTAATATGCAATGGATTATAGATAAAAACTCTGGTATAGGACAAGGTAAACTTACTAATAGACCGGGTCTTGTAATAAGAAAAAATCCGGGTACAGAAGTAAGGAGAGATACTCCACCTGCTATGCCAAGCTATGTAAGAGAACAAATAGAAGTGTTAAAAACTGATATACAAGATATATCTGGTGTATTTGACGCCTTAAAAGGTGAAAGACAATCTGGTATAACTGCCGGAAGTGCGATAATGGCACTACAAGAGGCTTCACAAGCTCGTATAAGACTTAAAATAAAATTAATGGAACAATCATTGACTCATCTTGCTAATATGGTATATTCACGTATGCAACAATTCTGGAAATTAGATAGATGGGTTAGAATAACTGATGTTGAAGGTAATCCAAGTTTCCAACAAATAGGTGTTCAAGTTTTACAAAATGACTTTGATATGAAAGTTGTAGCAGGGTCTACTATGCCAGTTAATAGAAACGCAATGCTTGACCTTATGATTAGACTTGCACAAACTAACGCCGAAGATGGTTTACCTATGGTAGATAGAAAAGCTATCCTTGAATATTTACCTACATCTGATAGAAAATCAATACTTGATAGGTTTGAAAAACAACGTCAAGAACAAGAGTTAAAAGCTCAACAAGAACAACAGATGCAACAACAACAAATGCAACAGCAACAAGGTGAACTTGATGCCAACGTAGCTTCACAAGTAACTAATTCTTTACAAGAAGTTATAAATGCACTTAATATAACTGGTCAACAAGTAGAAGAACTTATGGCAGATAAAGAAGCTAGAGAAAAGAAAGAATACGAAGGTAAAATAGAAGAAAAAGGCTATAAAAAAGGTGTTCAAGAAGCTAAGAAGGAGATGTTAAATAATGATAGAGAAAGTATCAATAATTCTAACGTTGATAACAGTTCTAGCGATATGTCTGGAAATGTATCAAATGGAGAAGAAATACAACAGTTACCACAAGAAGAAGAAATGGTAAATAAACTTCAAGCTCAACAAATACCTATTGATGTGTTAGAAGAACTAATAGCCTTATCACAAGAAGAACCAAGTAAGTTCGCAGAGTTAATTCAAACTTATCCAGAGCTTCAAGAAATGTTAAAACAAGATATACAAAATATGAATGGAGGTCAATAAATGATAAAAACGAACTATTTACATAAAATAAACCTAAAAATGTTCGGATTTGAAAAAGATTTCTTTACAAATGCGTTCAATGAGGCGTATAATATAGGTGAGGGTGTTTCAGAGCCGATAGAAGCGACAGAGAGCGTTTCTGTTGGTGAGAACGACCAAACACCTAATGAAACAACTCAAGAGGTCTTAGAACCTTCTCAAACGCCTACAAAAGAATTATCTAAAGAAGAAATAAAAGAATTATACGAAAAACACTTCAAAGAAGAAGAAACAACAACAAATCAAATAGAGTATGATGAGGAAACTCAAAATGCTATCGAATTATACAAATACCTAGAACAAAATTCACATTTAGTACAAGCTATGAGAGAACTTGATGCTAAAGGCTATCAAGAATTAAATAGATATGTTCCAGATGAAATAACAAAAGAATTAAACGAGTTAAAAGACTTTAAAGCAGAACTGGAATATAGAGAGTACATAAGAGATTTAAAAAATAAGTATTCTGATTTTGATGAGGACGAAGTTTTAAAATACGCAGAAGAAGCCGACGTATTAAACTTAGAAGTTGCTTATAAGGCTATGAAATCAGAAAAAGCTAAAGAGCCTAATATAGAAGAACTTAGAGAGCAAATCAAAAAAGAATTACTTGAAGAACTTAAACAAAACTCCATTAATACGCAATCTTTAGTTGGTGGTATAAATCAAAAGCCTATCAATAACAATGATAACGTAAGATTAAGTAGTCGTGAGGAAAGGATAGCGAGAGCTATGGGAATATCACCTACTGAATACGCTAAATGGAGATAAAATAAATATATCATATACATAAAAGGAGAAACATTATGGCATTAGTAAAGAAAATGAACTTAAAAATGTTTGGTGCTAATACTCCAGTTGACCCAACTACTGGAAACACTCACATAAGTGAAAACTTTGGTAAATTATTATATCCGGGACTAAGAAAAATATTCTTTGAAACATATGATGAGATACCAGAACAATATTCAAAAATATTCAACGTACAAACTTCTAACTCTGCAACTGAAACTGACCACGGAATGGGTGCGTTTGGTGAATGGGAAGAAAGAACATCTGAAATAGATACTGTTGCTTACGCTAAGATAAGTGACGGTGGAGATGTTACTTACAAACATAAAGCGTTCACTAAAGGTTTCATGATAGGTAGAGAATTATATGATGATGAAAAATATGGACAAATGAAGAAAATGGCTAAGGCATTAGCTAGAGCAGGTAGAGCTAAAGTTGAAAGAGATGCTATAACTGTTTTAACAAAAGGTTTCAAAGGTGAAGTTGGAGCTTTCAAAGGTAGAGATGGATTAGAATTATTCCACGACGCTCATACTTTAGTTGATTCTGAAAAGACTTGCTCAAACTTAATGACTGGTGCTTTAACAGAAGCTAACTTAAAGAGAGCTATACAAATGATGG